TTGCTTTGGGACACAACGGCTTTCAGTTCTTCTGTTTCATGTTTTGGGTACTTCTTGGCCCAAGAGTCACGGACAGCACTCTGTGAATCTTGTGGTTTATTGTTGTTTTTGCTCTTTTGTGGGACTGGACCCGGTGAGGCGACACCGTCGAAATCTGGGATTTCGTAGTTTGCTCCAGGAGTGGAGACTTGGTGTTTGACATCAGGAAGTGGCAAAGAGGGTATTGGTTGTTGAGGCACATCAACTGGCTTGACTGTCTTCTTGCTTTTCTTTTTACCCCCCTTCCTCATTTTCTTCTTCTTCTTTTTCTGATGTTTGTTTTCCCTGTGTGGTTCTGGTTCATCATCACCACTATCATCTTCCAAGTCGGGGATATCACTATCCTCGCTGTCAGAAATAGGTGGCATACGATCCAATGGTAGATCCCAAGCTTCCTGGACTTGGTCTATATCATCCTCATCTGCTGGTACATCTGGGATGAACTGGAATTGCCCCAAATCAACTGGGGCCAGTGGTGCTTCATACCCCTCTTGTCCCTGATTCAGGTACTCCTGATGAATGTCAGAAATGTAATTCTGTCCAGGACAATGGCCATGTTCTTCCACGCAGTTCTTGGCAATCACTCTCATCTCACACAGTTTCCACCCTTTGCTATTCTTTCCCTTTTTCCTGTTTTTCCGCTCTTCAGCTTGTCGCTTCTCCTTTCCTTTATATGCGACGTTTCTATGCATATGACCTGTTATGGTACAGCGCTGATGAGGACAGGTTTTGACGTCATCGCACTCCTCTGGAAAGACTTCTTTAACTCTGGCGATGAAAGCTTCAGGAGGACCCTCTCCTGGGTACCCCAATGTGGAGTCAAACTCCTCATCGACATGTGAGTCGGATGGTGGTTTGTCCTCTCTAAATGTTCCATCTTCCCACTCCCATGTGGTAATGGATTCTCCTTCCTCGTCGTCACTGCTCTCTTGTGTATCAAATAAATCTGTGACGGTTATTAATATCTCCATAGTGTAAGTTACACTATATCTAAAAACTATACATGTATCATTCGCATCGTTGATGGTCCCTCGATTCATATTGGTTTTGTTAGATTTCCCCTCCGCAGCTTTCCTTATGGCTTCAACGGTCTCCTTTTTAATTGGCAAAGCCCAGAGACCTCCACACTCGGCAATCACACGCGGGGAAGATTTAATATCACCTAGCCCTAACTAGTTTCAGAATTCTGATGATAACCAGGGTCGTTACTCCTGCATTCAATACTGTCACTAGCTTCGGTATGTCATCAAGTCAAAGACTTGGTTGCATAACATAACGAACCAAAACCACTCCCATCAAGGTTCCAGCCTTAACCCACGGGAAAGGGTTAAAGCCAGACCTGCCTAACTATGAACTTTACCAACACTACACTTCTTTTCTTAGGGTGCAATTATCTCGAAAGATTATCCCTCATAGGGGTGCATGCCATAAGAAGTTTTAT